GGTTTGAACTAATATATTCACCTCTAACTCCAATCGTGACGGGAATCACATCGCCCTCTGTGAGGGTTATGGACGTATAGGATTGGCAAGACGAACCTCCGGCATATGTTCTGGCATTATATGCTCCTGGTACACCGCCTCCGCCATAAAGCTCAAGGTAATATTGCCCTGTCTTCGGCACAATATAATTCCCACTTTCTGTAATAACCTCTTCAATGGGAATGTCTGCGTTGGCTTTGCCAATAGCAACAACGTTATATGTCACATCAGAAATATTGAACTGTCCTCTTGCGCTCACTCCATACATCGACAATACTCTGTGTGACGAATTGAATTTACCATACAATGGTTCACCTGCCGTCGATTCAAAAATTGGTGGGGTTCCAGGCTTTTGACCATCTGGAAAAAAGTTCAACATATGAGTCGCGACAAAACTCGAAAACCCGTAAACAGAGAACAGTCCAGACATATTCCATTTTTTAATGTTGTAGTCGTCATTTTTCTCCATAGCTGGCTGAATCGACAAAAGAATAGGGGTAAACGGGAACGTAATACTTGTAACATTATTAACTCCAAACGTTCCTGTCCCAACATATTGCCCAGTATACAGCAACATCCCATTATCCTGAACCCATTGCTTAACTTCCGCCAAGCTCTGGCCTTCCAACTGTTTTGCATTATACGCCAATGGCAACACATTATCAAAACTGCTGCCATTCCATTGTTTCATGTTTACATTGTAATCTGCCATAAAATTTTCGCTTCATCATGGCAATTTCAAGAGAATCACGCAGGGATTCTCAAGAGATGATGAAGGGCTGGGAAATTTAGACGAAGTTATGATAGTTGGGATTAACCAATGGCAATAAATGAGTACGTTTTATCAGATTCGTTGCAAATCATTCCCGAGTTCTTATAAGAGTCCCACTTCGAACTCTCTGTATAAAGTTTGACGGTGGCCGATGTCTCATTCATAGTCCAACGCTGATATATATATCCGCGAACGTGGTTGGAGTATGGGGAACAGACCAGAATGCTATCTATGCCCTCCATTCCAAACATCCCTAAACTCGAACTATATAAAAACCTTTCAATATAAACCGTAGTAGAAACTAACAATGATGGTTTGTAATCTGTCGCCTGAACCAACACAAATTTTGGTTTAAACCCTGTTGTAATAGTAAGGCTATATGCCCCATTCCCTACATAACTTCCTGTTGCAATCCGAGATAACCCAGCCCTTGCTTGGGCTATAATCTCAGTTGCACCCCCCCCCCCGCAAGGGTCAACGCCTGAGATGCGTAGGGGAGGATATTGTCGAAGCTCGTACCATTGTACTGCTTCATCTGAACATTATAGTCAGCCATGATTTTAGCTTGACCTCCTTTTTTTTATTCCGAAATTTCCTTCCAGCCAGCAGGATAATCCGCAGGACTGTATGTGTTGCCATCAATCAGGCTCTCATAGACCTTACCCTCATAGCGCACCTTGTCACCCTTGGCATAGGCATCATGCGAGCCAGTTGGTTGAACAAAATCCTTAATGTCTTCATCCGTGCTGGGCGTATCAGGCTCAACAGGGTCGGTAGAACCACCGTCATAGACTTCCCAGCCATAGACATCAGGTGCCCAGACGTTAGCATTAACCGTACTGATATACTTAACGCCGTTGTAATCCACAATGTCGCCCTTGTTGTAGGCATCAGTCGCGCCACAAGGCTGAACCCATTTGGGCGTACCATCAGCAGTCTCGCCGACCTTCTTGTAAAGGCTGGTCGCCGTGTCCGGCGTATACTGCGCTTGACTCGTGTGGTCTTGAAGCACCTGATAGAGTACAGGGTCGCCAAGGTCGTTCTCGCCATACTTGACCCATTCCTTATTCTTGTATTTTACATTAGCCGCCCACTCAGGGTAGACAGTCGCCACCATCAGCGCATCATCCTCGCTGAGAGCCGCTACATAGAGCTGAAGCGCCTTGCGCATCTGCTCTGCCGCTTGCATCCTGTTCATTCCGTTGCCTCCTCTTCATCAGTAGTGGTCGCCGTAGGGTCATAGCCAATCAGGGCGTTGACAATATCATCCGTTGTCGGCTCTGGCTCTTGCGGTTCAGGCTCTGGATGCTCCTCTTTCCACTTGTCAAGAAGCTCCTGATTACCCGTCATCTTCGTACAAGTATTGCCGTTAATCTCAAGCTCAACAAAGCCCATGAACGGCACATACACATTCATGATATCTTCCTCAGAGCACCACACATAGCCATTAGGCGGCGTTGCGCCATTCCATGTCTGGTTGCCGCGAGTACCAGTATCATTGGCCTCGCGCTGGATAATCCATTTACTCATGGTTCAATCCTCCATTTCATTCCGTTACGATTTGATACCACCACGTACCCTTGATTGAATTAGTCGGCTGAGTGCTCGATACGCGCACCGTCAGGCTATCCAACAGCTTGTCAAGGTCGTCAGTGGTGGTCACGCCAAGATTCGCCAGCTTAGCCACAATGGCCTCGCTTAAATGAATTTGGCTCGATACGCTCGACGGCTCAAGCACGTCATAGTCCGTACCGTTATATTGCTTAATGGTAAAATCTTTGGTAGTCGCCATAGATTCTCACCTCATCTTCCTTGGTTATAAATCTTCAACGTTCTTCGGCTCGTTGAGAATTTCCGTAAATTTCGTAGCTGCCTCTTTGATATACTTACAGCTCGCCAACAGGCACACGCCAATCACAGCGATATTGCTCAACACGTCCGTATACTCAGCAGGAATCTCCCAGCCAACCAGCGTCGCAAAGTTGGGCAGGGCAGTTGCCGCCACAATAAGGAACGTCAGGCCAAGCACCACACTCAAGACCTTCCAGCCAGAGTTGATAAGGCGTTCCTTCTCAAACGGCTGACCAAGTTGCTTGACGTTGTGATACAAGCCAAACGCCATGTTGCTCAGGTAGGCGCAAAGGAAAATGCCCATAGCATACGCCATGTTGAGCAGGTTGGCTAACATATTGTTAAGAAATTCGTTCATCCTTATCAGCCCTTCTTCATCATTCTATCCAGCATGACCAGCACTTCCTCGCGCGTAGTAAACGCCTTGGGGCGAGAGCCATCAGTCACACCATCCTTCTTCATCTCGGCAATGCTTGCCGTTGCCCAGCTCGATGCGGGTTTCTTGCCAAGCTCGGCAAGGTATACATCCATCATCTTGTTGAAATCTTCTTGAGTCATTCTATCATACTCCTTCATCATAGGCGGCAGATTCAACTTGCGCACCATAGCGTTCGTCCACTTGCCCCCATCATCCCACTGGAAATGCGGCTTATCAGGGAACGACTTCCAATCGCCGCCCCAAGTGAAGCCCATCTCCTTGCCAATCTTGCTAACGCCGCGCCAGAAATTAGCATCATCGTACTCATGACCTTTGACGTTTTTGCAAATATCAAAAGCCAGCCCAACCTTATCCCAATGAAAGCTCGGCACAGCGGTCTTGGCATATCCATTCTTACAAAGTTGCGCCTGATACTCGGCATCCCGCACCGTCTGCGTGACAAGCACGGGATAGCCAGCCGCCTTACACCTCTCAATGAAGATGCGGCAATTCACGGCAACGTCTTTGCGCAACTTATCAATATCCCTACTGTTCAGCATCTCCGTTACCCCTCAATAATGGATTGAGCCAACGATGCTACGTTCTCAATGCCATACTCGCTCGCCATTTCCTTAACAAAGGCCACGGCGATCTTCTTCTTGTTCTCAGCACGTTCCTTGAAAGCATATGCGGCAGTATACACGCCAGTATCAGCCCATGCAAAGCCGCATAGCGTAGCAAGGTCGGCCATGTTCTTATCTGTGAAGAAGACGCCGTAGACAAGAGCCGCGCTTAAAGCAATAGTCACGACCCATGACACTACGCCCCATTTCTTCATGGTCGACATCTTCTTGAGAATCCTCATGTCTCAAAATACACCTCGCCCTGCTTAATACCAGTTGGCGGCGTAGGGCTTACCTTGATAATATCTTGCTTGAAACTCGCATCGTCATTTTCTTCAAGCGATACAATCTGGTTGGTAATGGCATTGAGAGCCGCCGCATTGACGACCTTACCACTAAGGCTTGTGTCACTCAGCAGATTCAACGCCGCATCAATCGAGCCAGCTTGCCACAGCTCAACAAACTGCCGCCATTTGGCTTTGTCGGTGAGGTGAATATCTTCATATGTCATCATGCGTTATCACCCGTATCAAACCAGAAGTCGCCAGTGGCTTGGTCGGCGGGCTGGGTGTCGCTGACGACATATGCAGGACTCCAGCGCTGGAGGTAATACGTCTCAAGCGCATCCATACTATCCTTGATGTTGTTCAGATATTCAGCCGTGATGACCTTGTCCGCGCCATCCGTCATCTGAGCAAGGATTTGCTTTGCCTTTGCAATTTCGCCGCTCTGCATATACGTCTGGTATTGAGCCAGCAGGATAGCATCGGCGCTCGTCACGTCTTTCATAGTTGGAAAGCTATCCTTAGCGGCAGGAAAATTTGTCGCCATTAGTTCTCATCTCCCTTATCTTCATCGCCTTCGCTCGGCGTCGTTTCGTATGGCGGATAGTAGGCATACAAGCTCATGCAAGAAATTTCCATAGAGCCAGCCTCATTGCCATAGCTTGCCTGAATCGTCTTGACCATATACCTCTTCTGAATCTTTGACCCCTTTGGCGCATGGGTGATAATCATGTTGACATCAAACCACGGAACGGGTAAAGTTGACAAGTTAATCGTGTCGTTCATGCGGCATCGCCAATACAACTCAAGGTCGGCACGTTGTTGCGCCAAATCTGTTGACTCAATGTTGTTATAATCGCCGCCAGACAAGACGATGCGAATTTCTCCAATATCCCCGCCAATATAGAACGGGCTGTCAGGATTTTCTTCTTTCGCCGTAGCATGAGGTTGTTCCGTATCCATGTCTCGACCCCATACCTCTATGACGTTCTTGACGGATTCAAAGTCGGTCGTAATTTGTTCGCTCGACAGAATGGCGTTCCACAGGTCATCGTCAGCATCAACAGGTTCATCCTCGCCAGTCGGGATATAGTGATAATGGAATACTCCATCCACGTCAAAGTACATCTCGTATTGCGGCAGAATATCCCGCAACTCCGTAAGGATGTCGTACACAGTGCCACCTTGGTCAATCTTGATTTCATACGGTGTAGTGATAACCGTGCCGTCACGTTGTTTGCAATCATCCACAACGTACTTGTCAAAGCCAGCCAAGCCAATCGTCGTAATAATGGCCTCACGGATATTCGAGCCTTGGGGGATGACGTAGGGTACACCCGTCAAATTACCATTGCGCAATCCCGTCATCTTTGCCATCAGGTCGACGGCACTAAAACTCAAGGTATTGTGCTCTGCGTCATATTGCCACGACGGATTGTCAATGAGATAGATGCCTTGATTGTACCACTGAACCTTACCCGTTCGGATATTCTGAATGCCGATATATGGCTGGATGTATTTGTCAAGCCAAATCTTGTTGCCTGCCTGAATATCAAACGAGCTATTAGTCACAACAATTTCAACCGTACACGTGCGGCGAATATCGCTGTCGGCATCAATGTTCACGTCAAAATCCGTGACGTTGCCAGAAATTTCATCCACAACCTTATAGTCAAAGTTGAGAATGTTGACCTTGAGGAAACGATTGACGATGCGCTGCTTGGCAATGTCGTAATCTTGTTGACTCAGCACCATATCATCAATCCTCCTCAGGAATCATGCCCGCCTCATACATATCATGGCGGTTATTGGGGTCGCCAACCTCAGTCCAGTCAGCAGACACGCTCGCCCAACCCATACCAGAGCCTTCGGCAAAGCTTACACTTGGGTTGCCCGTGATATAGAGCAAGAATTGATTGCCGTTCCAATCCTTCAGTACTTTAGCTTGTTTGTTGTTCAAAAACGCCAACAGAGCCTCACGGCGCTTAACAATCTCAGCACGGTCAAACTTGCCGTTCTTCATGTAATCAGGCGGCAAGATATCGCCTTTGAACGTACTTTGCTTGTAATCCGTCAAGCCATTGCTGACAAGGATTGGGTACTTGCGGCCAAGCGCCGTGTACACGCCGACTTGATGCACTTGGTCAAGCGAGCCATATTCCACACCAGCATAGAACTTAAACACAGTGTTGACATCGCAAATGAACACGCCGTCAAACTGACTCAAGATTTCTTGGATATTATACTCGCCCTCAGCAAGATTGCCCTCGGTATTAGCCATGACAGGAACATAGGCATATTCATATTCAACGCCGCTCGCCGTGGTCGTGTCATTAAACGTAAAGATAAAATCTTCAGGAGTATTGATATCCACAGTCTTGATGGTCATCCAATCAAACGTGCCTTTGACACGGCGCTTTACCTTGACTTGGGTAATGTCTGCCGTCAACTGCTCAAGGTTACCCGCATTGACATTGCCGTCAAAGTTACAGTCCATGATGGTATCAAAGTCCCAATCCGTAGGCTTGGTGTGGTCATAGTCAGACGTTGTGTTTGAGCTTACGTTAAAATGGTCAAAAATTCCATTTGCCAACTTAGTCGTCGTGATATTTCGAATCATCGTCGCCATAGGGTCAAGCGAGTTGATGTCCGAGCAGAAATTATATCCTACAAATGAAAGCATCAGGCGCTCACCCCCAAATTCTCCATGATGATATCGTATAGGTCTCCACTATGTCTTAGCCAAGCAAATACTTGGTCGGTATCGTCAGGCTTGGCAATTGTTTCCGATTTGGCAATATAAGCCCATGCAAAGTCGATATTCTTAACCCGCAGTTCCCACCACGCCTTGGTTGCATCCTCGCGGTAGACAAGGCTAACCGTATCGCCTTTTGTATTGCTGAACCGCAGAATTTCGCCATCGGGTGTATATGCTCGACCCCAAATACGCGTGGTGTAGCCATTAGCAATCTCATAGCCATCATCCCACGTCACGCCATGCTCACGAGCATCAAGCGCCGTGCCATCATCTACATAAGTTGGCTCGCCACCACCATCAATCTTACCAATGATTGCAATGACGTTACAGTCAATCGTGATATAACCATCTTGACATTTGTTCGTCAAATAGATATAACTATATAAAGACGGCTGTGTGTACGCCGTAGTGAAGTTGACCTTGCCAGTGGTAAGTTGCCGCCCACCAGTGGTATCAGCCGTGCATTCAACACTATACGCCGTCTGGTCAGCCAATCCAGTAAACAGGTAGGAAATATCAAGCGGCATAGAGCTACTGGAGTTATATTGAGCGCCAGAAGTCGATAGCAATGTGCCAGCGGCATCATACAGGTTAAAGACAAATTCGTTCAAGTATTCATTAGCATTTGGCGTTACATTGTTGTAACGCACGTTGAACGCATAGCTACTGTTACCAATATCACCGCCAGCCGTTACATTAGTAAAGCCAAAGATAGGCTCGGCATAACAATAAAATTGAACCCCAGCAGATTCATTGGATTCATCTCCAGCGGCATTCTTTGTCTTAACCGTAGCTTGATAGTACGAGCCATTGGTCAACGTGCCAGCGGGAATAGCATGTTCCAACTTATAAGTGGTTATACTCGACGTGTATACAACCTCAAGTGTAGCATTGTTTTTGATAGTGAGAGTGTTGGCAACAACTTGGTCACCACCGCGCACCGTAAATGTTAAGGTTTGCGCTTTGCTCGCGTCAAAATACGGAACGGGAGCAAGCACAGGAGTTGTCAGAGCCATTTATCACTTGCTCCTTTCATGTTACAATTTGATACCAGTAGTCGCCAGCCTTTAGTCCTGATGGCTGAGAACTTAATAGAATAATAGTAGTGCCTCCGCCAGCTTCAATATCCATAGCGCCTACCGTATTATCGGCAGTAAACCCAAGCACTTGACCTTTCGTACCAGTTTGCGTCGGCAACGCCCCAACATCAGATGCGCTTAAAGAAATATTTGCGCTGAGGGCTTTTCCATTAACAGTCCGGCTCGTCGGCACTTTAGCATTTAACTGCGTCTGCACTGCACTGGTCACGCCATCAAGATAGCCAAGCTCAGTAGCCGTGACAGCGCTCGCCGCAACCTTACCAGAGGCCGAAGATACCAGCGCACGATTCACCGCGAGGTTGTCATCGGCGATGGTGCTTGCGCCACCAGTAATTGTATCCTGCTTAGAGCCAAGAGCATTGGTCAGAGTAGTCACATTGCCTTTGAGCGTCGTGATGTCTTGTTGAGCCGCCTCTACGTCAGAATCCAACATAGCAATGTTGTCCTCGTTGGTGCTAACACGCGATGCCACACTATCAACATCTTGTTTTCGAGGTACAGATAGGTCGTTATTGTATAAGCCTAAATTTTTCATTCAGCCATCTCCTTTCATTAAGATTTGAAAGAAGGTGGCCATCAACCGATGATGACCACCTTATAGGTATTTGCAGAAAGCGTACCAGCACCAGCCACATCATTGATGGTGATGGTCACATTAAAGTTCGTCTGGTTGACCACAATATCAGCCATAACCTGAGCACCAGTCGCCACCTCGTAAAGCTGGACGAGCATAGACGAGTTCGCTACGCCGTGGGTCGCCGCCGCAATGCTCCAAGTAAACGCACCAGCAGTTGCCGACAGCGAGCCATTCTGCGCCGTATATTTATGGAAGCTCTCAGAAGCGGCTTTCCACGTAGGCGCACCAGAGCCGCTCGACACAAGAATCTGGCCATTAGTGCCAGCCGCAGTCGGGGCGTAGAAGCTCGGATTGGCGTTGGCTTCACCGTTCAACGTAATGCTGTTCTTAGTAGCGCCAGCAGCGATACCTTCGAGCTTGGTATAATGTGCCGCAGACATAGCACCTGGATAAGAAGCCGCTGCCATAGCCATAGCAAGACCGTCAGAGCCAACGCTAAGACCATTGCCCTCTTTGTACTTCAGACTAATAACATTGGCGTCGCTGATACTAATACCTGTACCACCGGTATAGGCATCCACAAGACTCTGGACGTCAAGATAAATATGGCTCTCGGCACCAGTGCCACTTGCGCTGTCATAGGTATTGACAGTAAAGTCAATGTACTTTGTGCCAGCATCAAAGCCAGACGGGTCGCCAGTACCAGTAGAGGTCTTGACCTCAGCAGACTTGACAAGATAATCCTTGGGGATGTTGATGACTTCCCCAACGCCTGTGCCACCCTTAGTAAGCTGGTAACTTGCCAGATAACCATCTCTCGCAGTCGCCAGCTTGGTCATGCTGTACTCCGCGCCTTCGGGAACAACGACTTTGAGGCCGTTGTCAGTTAGCGCAAGAGCATTATCATCATCAGCAGAAATGTTTACTTTTACTGTTGGGTCAACGCCAGTGCCACCAATCACGATAGACTTATCACCGTTATTAACAGATGCAACCTTCCCATTAGCAACAGACAGAGCATTGCCAGCAGCGTCAATTCCCTTTTGTGCAAGCGCACGAGCACCATATACAGTGGCAGTATCAGAATCATCACTGGACGTACCAAGTACAGCCGCAGCAGCGCCAGCCGCATCAGCCCCAACGTCACCCGCGTCAAGCGTGATATCGGCGCTCAGAGCCTTACCATTGACCTTCCGCGTATTGGGAACTTTGGCGTTGAGTTGGGTTTGAGCGTCGCTGGTGAGCTTGGTGATGTACTTAGCTCCGACAATCTCAACATCCTCAGCTGCCGTCACATGGCCAGCCTTGTCAACCGTCACCTTACCAACATGAGTAGCGTCACCATAGCTACCGCCAGTTACACCACTGAATGCGTGGCCAACCGTCACACGCTTGCCAGTAGCGTTACCAGCTACGCGCGTCCATTTGTCACCAGAAGCAATACTAAACGTATCGGTCTTAGCATTCGCCGCAATAGTTACGGCTTCGCCTTGGCCAGCGCTTTCCGTAGTTTCATTAGTCGACTGCTCAGGCACAACAATATTGCTCCATGCGTTTTGATTGACCTCACCGCCGCCAGCCACAGCGTTCTTAACAGCCGCATCAAGAGCCGCAAGCGCCTGTTGCATGGTCATATTGTTTGAAATATAGCCACCTTCAACAGGGTCGTAACCAGCAAGCGTTAATCCTACGACGTTGGTCGTCGTAACCTTGCCGGTGCCATCAAGGCCCGTGATAACAGCGCCAGCGTCACTATCTTGCACGTAAACTACACCAATTGGAGACCAATCATCACCATCAAAGCGATAAATAAACTTGTCTCCACTGTTATAATAAATCTGGCCAGCTTTAGGGCTTGCAGGAGCAACAGCAAGCGGCTGAATCACCGCATTCTGAAGCTCGTTTTTATTCAGATTTAGATTTGTCAAAAAATTCATTCAGTCTACCTCCTAATTAAGATATGCCTTGCCAGAGAAGGCAGAAGCAAACGTAACCTTGACTACGTTCATGTCAATATACTCAACCTCACCAACAACCTCATTGCCACCGCTGTCTGTCACCGTAACAGAAGGATGTTTGTAAAGACCGTGCCGAACCACCCAAACATCGCTCGGCGTAGACTGGGTAAATTCAAAGCTCTTGTCCATACCACCATCAGTAGGCACGGGAATATCGCTCAGCTCATATTGGTGTTTCTCGACATTGTAAATCATCCAGAAGCCACTAACATCAGGATAGGGCGGATGGTTGTTAAGCTCGGTAATGTTATATTCGACCTGATAAAATTCGCTCGGCACAGGATTATAGACCTCACCTGGGTCAATGCTGTAGTTGACCCAAGCATAGAACGTATCGCTATGCCAAACCTGTTGACCTTTAATGCCACGCAACTGCATAGTGTACTTGCCGCACAGGGGCAACATGGTCAGGGTGAGCAACGCCGTGCAAATTTGTCCAGAGCGGTTCAAATCAATGACGTTGAACATCTCTTCGCCCTTGCTATCCTTCTGCGTATATCGAACGTCGAGTTTGTATTGCCAATCCTCGTCGGTATCAACCGTTACCACCAGCATATCAATCAGGTTGTTCTTCTGAAAGCCAAGCTGCGTGGTATCTTGCTCAACATGTGTGCCAGTCAAAACTATATTCATCGCGCATCAGCTCCTTTCAATTCAGATATGCTTTGCCCGCGATTTTCGATGTAAATGTAACGGTAACGTTATTGGTGTCAAGATAGGTCACGTCACCAATGATTTCATTTCCCGCCGAATCCACAGTAGTAACAGTAGGAAATTTCTCCATGCTATGCTGAATAGCCCAGACCTCAATCGGCGTTGTTTGAGTAAATACAAATTGTCGGTCTTCCTTAATGCCAAGGTCCGATGTGGTTTTATTACCTTGCAACACAACACCATTGATAGTTGGCTTGTTTGTCAATCCATTATAGTTGACCGCAGATGAACCGCCACCAGAGCCACCGCCACCAATGAATGCGTCCGACATGTTGCCATTCGGGATAAACACTCGCACAGTCGAGTTTGCCGTTGGCGTTGTGCCGCTATATGGGATTGAATAATCATAGCCGTTGATTGTAACAGTAGCCAAACCACCGCTGGCCGACTTTACCTTTCCACCAGTAATCTTGGTCGCTCGGTCTTTCATTGCTTTGTCAATCAGTATTTGGATTGCATCAAGCAATTCATTTTGTGCTCTCATCGTGCCGTCACCTCGTTTCTTTGCAAAATGAAAGCGGGCAAGCAAACGCCTACCCGCTTTATATTAAGTTCTGCCATAGGCTTTCTGGAGAGCCAGATTCTTAAGGCCGTCAACAAATTGCTGGGCGTTCTGAACACTCGGCAAGGAAACATTGGCCACGTTAAGGATGGTGTTGGCCGCACCAGATTGTTGAGCAAACCACTTGGGATTCGCGCCAATCTTCATCAAATTGCGCGTGATATCCGCAGGGACAATGCCATCACCTTTATTTAACACGCGCAGCTCTGGGCCTTGTTCGCCGACCATAGCCAAACCGCCACGGGCAGATGTCGTACCGCTTGCATAACCCATAGCTGCAAGTTCTTTACGTAATTGTTCGTTGCGCTCATGAAGGCGCTTGCGCTCTTCCTCGTCAGCATCAAACCAATCTTGAGAATTCTTAAGAATTTCATCCTCCATCGCCATAATATCAGATTGGTCTTTCTTGCTAACGCCACTGGGCTTAGAGTTTGTTCCAGACGAAGATGAACTACTATTGGACTTGGAACCGGAATACCCCTCGTCATATCCATACTTATCCTTGAGGCGTTCCCACATATCCTTCGTGGATTCAACTTGTCCCTCAAGTCCGAGTTCTTTGAGCTTAGCATTCCGCTGACCCATAACACCTTTAATCCAGTCGTAGCCGTAGCCCTTCTTGATGCCCTCTTCAAGCAATTCTCCATAGTCGACATCTTTCTCCCATAGAGGATTATAGGCGTTAGTAATATCGTCCCATGCTTCTTTGTCGTTCTTGTAACCCTCGCCGATTCCAGCCCATTCCCCAGGTTGAGTTCCAGACCCGCCAGAAGACGATCCACCGCCGCCACCACCACCACCGATGGACGACATGAGACTATTATACCGACTGACGAAGCTCTGGAGATTTGCCAATCTTGTTTCCCACGTGGCGTTCTCTTGTTCTGCGCCAAACATCTGGTCGGCAAGCAATTTATTCTGCTGGAATTCATACTCGCTGGTTAATTCAGACCAGCCTTTCTTGTATTCCTCCCAGCGTTTCTTCTCTTCCTCAAGCGCCTCAGTTTCAGCTTTACGCAAGCTCTCAAGATATTCCTTTTCATTCTCAAGGGATTCCTCAAGCTGTTTCTTGCGCTCCTCGTATTCCTTCTTGCGCTTGTAAGCACTGAGAGCCTCTTGAGCTTCTCGGACTGCCTCTTGGTCAACCTCATAGACAAACTGGCCATCACGATACACCATTTGGTACGTCTTCTTGGCCTTTTCAAGATTGTCCATGAGCTTCTGAAGCTCGTACTGGTCTTCAACGGCGTTGTACTGTTCTTCAAGAGCCGCAAGCTGGTCATCATACCGCTGCTGTGCGGCATCAAGCATCTCGTCGTACTTGGCGTTGATAGTGTCAAGTTGCTCTTCAATTTTCTCGATTTGACGAGAGGCATATTCGACATAATAGTCGATGACGCCTTGCATGGCGTCTTTCTGCTGCTGAAGGGCGTCGGAAACAGAATCAGATACATCATCAACAGCAGATTCGGCGTCTTTTTTGACCTCTTCAACGGCGTCCTTGGCCTCTTCCTTATTCTTTTCGGTTTGCTTAGAGGTGGATGTGCCGCCACCTCCACCACCACCAGTTACGACCTTTGGCTTCTCGATGGGAGTATAGCTGGTCTTAAGCGAATCCCATAAGGTCTTGGCATATTGCTTCTTTGCCATCGCCATAGCCTCTTCGGAGGTCTTGGCAAGACCAGCTCGCATATAACCAGTTGCCGATGTGCGGATTTGGTTGGAGACCGTAGTCTCGTCCATTCCAAACACAGCCGCCACAGCCTGAGCCGTATAACCAGCCTGAAGCGCAAGAGCTTGCAAGTTGGCAATCTGGCCGGACACATCAAGGTTGGTATTACCAACCGTAATAATGGCGTTAGCCAGCTTATCAACCAGCTCAATGCTCGTAAGGTCGGCTTGGCTCATCACGGCCTGAAGCGCAGATACCTTCTGCCCCGTAGACAGCTCAGTGTTGTTGACATCAATGATAGCATTGACCACATATTCGGTCAAAGCATCGCCAGTCTTCTTAGCCTCTTGGCCTGTCTGATATAACCCATCGACATAATTGCTGACATAGCTGCTCGCAGACGACATAGCCTCTTGAGCATCAGCAAGCGCATAAGTTAGTTGCCGTTCGCTCTCGGTGGCCGTCATAATATCAGGATTAAGGATATTGATAGCATCAGCCAAACGGCTTGCTTCAGATACCGTCTTTTGATAATCGGCAAGTTGCTCTTCATTCAGCTCATGGTTCTTATCAAGCAGAGATTGATATTCTCTGAGCTTTTCAATGAGCTTCTGATAATATTCCTCACCTTGAATAACATTTGTAGTTTGCTCAAGACGTGTGCGGCCAGTCTTACGGTCGGTCTTCTCTGTGTACGACGTCTCAATCGTACCCGCATTTTCAAGCGTCTGTCTGGCTTGCTTCTTGGCAAGCTCATTGTATTTGTCAATCTGCTTTTGAAGCTCAGCATTTTCTTTCTCAAGAGCGTCCTTCTCGGCAAGAATCTCAGGCGTCTTGTCGTTCCAAGCCATGCCATTGATTTCAGCAAGGCGAGCCTTGTTTGTTTCAAGTTGCTGTGTGTCAGATTCAATAGATTCATTGAGTTCGTCAATGCTCTTACGACTGTCTTCGGTCGCCTTCCATAGAGCGCCACCAACAGCAAGAGCCGCAGCCACAGCAAGGATGACTGGAAGGATACCAGTAAGAACGCCGCCACCAACGCTGAGCGCCTCAAAGAATCCAGACGCACCACTCGCCGCAAGGCTTGCTGCTGCCCCAAAATTCTTGAACTGGCTAATGACAGAGGGAATAATCTTGGATGCTTGAAGCAATCCAGTTGCACCCCAGCCAACACCCGTCAGCAATGTAATCTGCGTGACAATGCGGCCAAGGTCAGTATTGGCAAGCTGCAAGAATCCGTTGGCTAAGTCCAACACGGCCCCAACCAACTCGTCATCAATGACGTTGTTGGCAAGGTCTTGGAAGGTGGCCTTGACGGCGGTCGTCTTTGCTTCGAGGCTCTCCATATACGCCTCATTTTCCTGAATGGCAGAACCACTGGAATTAAGAGCCGTAGTAGTTGCATCTGTCGCGTGCTCAAAGTTCTGCATGACGGACGCAAGCACCTTATATTGGTTTGTGCCAGCAATGGCGTCACCAAGCGCAACACGCTCGGCTTCACTCATACTGTCCCACTTGGGTTTCAGCTCAGACAGGACGTCGTAAGTACTCTTAAGATTACCATTAGTATCTTCGACCCGAATTCCGTATTCTTCAAGAGCGCCCTGATTCTTGACTATGCGCGAAGCAATCGTATTGAGGCCGCGCGCGACTTGACTACTGCGCCCAGTCATAATTTCTGTGCCAGCAGTTACAAGACCAATGATTTCTTCAAATTCATTCCCGTAGGTCGCCATACCAGCGCTAGCAATCTCCATTGCCTGAGACAAGTCATTAGTTCCTACTGAGAAATTGTTAGCCACCTCATTGTATGCGTCAATTACATGAGTGGCAAAATCCGCATCTTCGCCAAACGCGCGAATTTGCGAAACAATAGACGATGCGGCATCCTCAGCGCTAACCGCTGTATCCGCTACGTTCTGATATTGTGCCGCAACCTTTGCAAGAGTGGCAGCATCTTCATCGTTAAACCCGCTCTTACGGAAGGTTGTCGCCGCTTCAACCATTTCTGACGTGGTTGTTTAGTCTTGATTATTTTTTCTTTGGGTCATAGATGCCATAGTCATTGTCGTATTTGTCAAGCGTTTTGACTTCATCAATCATCTTCTGCCGCTCCTTTGGGTCGTCCATGCGTTGCTGAGAACCAATAATAAGAGCATTCAAAATCGTTCCAATAAATGCCCAGATTCCAACAGCAACGCCAAGGTGGTCAGTAGTCGCGCCAAGATACATACACAGCGTAAACCAAATGACGTTGAAGATAAAGACGCCGCCAGCTTTGCCATGACCGCGCATGCAAGCCCCAGCAATGCCCTTGCAGATACAATAAATGATGCCAGCCCACATTCCAATTACCAATACCATAACTTAACCTCCAATATTTTTTTTGATGGTTAAAGTATAGCATAGGAGAAAATATTTGTCAAGACTAAATTTCCGAGAGTTTTTAATTCTCGCCTGAGTACTTCTTCGGCCCATAAATTTGGAGGCTCGCCCTGTATACTCGATTGACACACCGCTCATCACGGCTTCGCGCCCAAGCTGCCCTTCTCCAGCGGTCAGGTCTTTCAACCATGCGCCATCCTTGCCGTTTTATCGGTTTCCCACATTCACGCTCAGGCTTATCTCATCCTCACGTTGTAGTGGCAAGGCTCTTCAGGCTTTCAAGGGTTTAGGGGCTGTTCTCAGTGCTGGTTTACCATCCCATCACTCCGGCTCAGACCGATTTGGTTTACCGGTACGTGCTACGGTTTTGCCCATCTCCGCGAGATTCTGGACGTAGCTCTCCAGTCCACTTCCGCGCAAATCCGAGACTTTCTTAAATTCCGTCATTGCGCTATTCAGCGTGTATACTTGCTCGACCATGCTGGAAATCGCATCAATAGAACGACGGAACACCTCGTTCATTGCGTTGAATGTCGCTTCAACGTCCCCAGCATCTTTATTGACTTGTTGGGTTGCGCCAGACATATCATTTAATTCAGCCGTGACCGAACGAATGCCCTTGCCGTCAACCTTGAATGTCACCTTCTTGGCGGCATTATTGAGTTGCGACTGGATATTGTTTAAGTCAAGTACAACTTTCGCAAGAATACTATAATCATTATTAGAAGCCATATCTCACACCCTTTCATTATTTGTGATTTTGGCTTTGGATGACTGCCCAGCCTATGAGTATAGCCTCCGCAGCGTCATCCTCATTTTTTGTGCTCTTGGGCTTAACCCATGTTAGGTTGAGCCCAAATATTTCATTGGCCATACGCACGGCTTTCTCTTTGAGAACGTCGCGCTGTAAGCCAGCTCTTGTACCATCAAACATCCCAAGCTCACGCCGCCAAACACTCGGCAACAGGAACGTCGGCTTGAGTCTAAATCCTGCGCAAAGACTTAGAATCATACCTTGCACTGCGCCAAGTTTGGCAATGGTTGGCTTGCCATCCTTCATGGGCACGTCCTCTGCGTATACCGCATCTGGCTGATACTCACGGATAATCGTCGCAAGCTCCATAGTTTCAGCCATGACATTCTCACGCCAATCATCACGCCTTTCTTTAATGACGCCATGAGCCACAAGCCGCTCGCCATCAAATACAGCCCAACCTGTTGATTTGGTAGAAGCGTCAAGCGATAGAATCTTCACGCCATCTACCCCCTCTTCTTCGTGACGGTCAATCCAGCTTGAGCAAATCCTTGCCGCGTCCACTTGATGATATCCTCGCCATCAATATCCTCAATAAGCGCATCCCAAGCATCGCGGCGTTGCGTCCAATAGCCATCGCCGTACTTTGGGCCAGATGCGCCATTGTAGATAAGCTCGGCAAGATATTCACGAGCATCGCCCCAAGCTGGGTCAGTAGAACCATGTTGTGCTTCAGCCGCATCATAGTCCATGCTGTCTGGGTCGTAATGGAACTTGGCAGACGCAGTGTTCCCACTAATCTTAGAACCATCAGCTTTCCATGCTTGCTGAAATTGCCGCGTGCGGTTATATTCGCTTGGAGTTCCGCGCCGATAGACGTTAACCTCAATCTCGTCAACATTCCGCTTACGGATTTGCTCCATGATATAGTCAACGACGATTTGCAAACGCGGCATAAGGTCGCGCCTCAGTTGGGCATCATTTCGTGGTAATCCCGCCATACTTCTTCACCACAGCATCGAGCTGTTCCTGATACTTAGGCAGAGCCTTGACAATTTGCGTCAGAGCACGCTTGGTGGATTCCGTATACTCAATAGCCTCATAAACGCTGAACAGATTCTTGATTTCGCCCTCAACAGCATGAATCAAACCGCTTTGTAACAGCACATCATGTCCAATCTCTTCCAGCTTCTCAGTCGGAATATCCGTAGCAAACGCAAGAACACACATATCAATGTTCTGCTCTCGCTCAGCCCAACCATCCAGCTCCTTGACACCGTTGACAATCGCCTGAATCTGCGCATACGTCAGATACGGATTGACGCGCACATCATACGCCTCAATGTACTTAGGCTCAATAGCCTTGATTTCTTTCATATCCATTTGTTCCTTTCATTCATTAAAATTTTACGTATTGTGACGCCCACATTATGCCCAAACCAGCCATCACGCAAAGCCACGGCCAATTTTTCTTGACCCACTCGCGGATGTCGAATTTACCCGCATCCTCAAGTTGCGAAACCTTAGTTTCAACCACCGTCAATTTAGTGTTTACGGCGGCGTTAGCTGTCTCCGACGCTTGCTTCATCGCCTTGATTTCTTTTGACTGGTCGTCAAGTTTGGCATTAAGTTTAACCATAGACATCTGGACATCCTTCATGGTTTCTGCAAGCGTCTCATTACTCTTAACACTTCGAGCAATCAAATCTTGCAGAAATGGGCGAGTAGATTCAAGTTGGGTAATGCGGTGGTCATGGTCATCAAGACGGTCGTAAATCTTTCCGACATCGCCATCTGCCATTTTTCTTCCCTCACTCTCTGAGTTTATATTCGCCGGATTTTAATTTTCTCGCGCGGACATAGAGAGGTGTATGATCAAACGGGTTCTTAACCCGAATCGTCTGCTCGCCAAGGTCTACATATAACCAACCCTTGCGCTCTTCACGAACGCGGCAATATCCTGCGGGGATGTCTACGTCACGTTTAACCTTACAATCGGCTGGCATATAATTATTGGCTCGCCATGTTCCCGTTTGAGGGCATAGATACATCCACGGGCAAGCCTCCTTGGTGATACGGCAAACATTCTGGTCGACATATTCGCACATCCTATTCACCTCAAATTTCTTTCTTAAAAAAAACAGGGTAAGCAATGCAAAGATTACTTACCCTATAATTTTATCAGGTCACGCTCACGTAAGCAAACGCCTGAGGAACATTGGCATAACCAGTAAGGGTGATACCAATGACAGTTTTGCCAGCAGAACCAGCGGCGGTCACAACACCAGAAGTGCTAACGGTAGAATCACCTTCGAGCACAGTAAAGGTGAAGTTCGAGTTGTCTTTGCGCTGGGAAGCAACAGAGCCACCATAGACAACGCGCATAACAAGAGTTTCAGTTTCGCCAGTACTGAGTTCGATATCGCCATTTTCGGGCGCAATGAACTGCACCGAATCCTGCCACTTAGCACCATAAACTTGCTCGGTCATCGTGCCGTAAATAGCCGCAGCCTCGCAAGATTCGCTACTGGTATAGCGCAGAGCCGTACCAGTAAGCTGGGTCGGCGCAGAACTGGTAGCATTCAGCGTCAGGTCCTGAGACGGGTCAAGGCTCAGACGTGGGATATCCGTAATAAGACGGCCAACCTTAGACGCGGCGGAATTGGTGTTGATATCGGCATTGTACAGGTCGTTCAGAAGAACAACGTGAATCTCGTCAGGATTGAAGTCCGCAGGAATGGCAATCATGCGAGCATTCTCGTCCATGTACGGATACTTAATGCAGTAGATGTCGTTAACCTGAGAACCGGCAACAGCAAGGTAATACTTGCCGCCAGTCTCAGTAATAGCACCAATAGACCAACCAGTCTCGGCGGGCTTCTTATACCAACCAATCATCGTGCCGTTGAACGCGGCAGGAGTCTTGGTCAGTTCGATCTGACCAGCAGTGGTAATCTTCTCGCCGTCCGTAGACTCGTAGAAGCTCGTGCCACCCTGCTCAATAGTCGTACCAAGCGACCAAGCCAGATACTCCAGCTTAAACGTGGCATTGGTGATAGTCACGTTGAGAGTGCTATCAGAGAACCAGCGGCCAAGCAGAGGGTTGTTAGCACCGCCGCGAACCTCATTGGGAGAAGCGCTGAAAGAGAAGGTATTCTCCGTCAGGAAACTACCAATGCCAGCAAATTCATTGCCTCTGAAAATCAGGGCAGTACCAACATTAGCAAGAAATCTTTCTGCCATGAAATATTTTCCTCCTTGTTATAAATTATTTTGTTGCAAGAGCTGTTCGGCATGGCTTGAGCCATCGCCAATCGCAACATCGGCAACACTGCTATCGCCGCCAAATGACGCTTTGTATTTGCCCATGCTCGTGATATATCCATCATATTTACCCCTCTTGCGCGGATAAATCCAATGGTCAACCTCTTTGCCAGCATACATAGTGATGGCACGGGTTGTTTCAAAATCAACCTCGCCAGAACATTCCTCAAACACGCCTTGATGTTCTCTGAATGTCATCTTCATCTGTTCTTGCTTTGACAGCCCAGTATGCGCCGTAATGATATACATTTTGCGCTCAAGCGTCGGGAACTCTCGATTGAAATTTTTAACAGAATCCGTAAGCTCCATAGTTTTCTTAAACTCTGGATTGACATAAGAATCATCATAGTGTAAAATATTCTGGTATAAAATAATCTTGGTAAGCTCGTCAAATTGCTTGGCCGATAATATCAGGTCATGCGTCCTGTCAACAAGCACCAGCTTGCCGCGCTCATTCGCCGTCACAGCCCAATCGTTGATACCGCAGTAAGACAAGATGTTTGTCAACTTATCCTCAAGGTATTCATCGGTCGGCTTTATGACCTTGACAAGATATTCCAGATAGGACATCTGGATAATCTCGACAGATGGCGACGAGTTCTTATCATGTTGCAAAATGTCTATGCTTGCCAAGAAAGTTTCGGCTTCATCAAGCATGATTGGGCGAATCGTAACGACCTTATCCTGAACCACATATGGCACAGGCTTGTCAAACGCAAAGTACGCCCTGCGCAGGAAGTCAATATTAACCGCCATTGCAATCAGCTCGCTTGCCAGTATCACCCGCCATTACACCCATAAGCAGTTGAACGCCCGTAAAGGTGCGCTCATTGCCAATGACGGATTTGGCGGCGCAATATCTCGACATATCATCCAGCCACGTCAACTTACCAACGCCGCCAACATAAGCGCCATTAAGGACGGTCAGCATGATGTTGATAAACAAATCGCCGCGACTGACGGGGATGCCGTTGTATTCCACAAGACTCATCTGACCGCCATAAAGAAAATCAAAGGCGTACACAATGTTTGCCTGATACATTTCCTTCGGCGCGTCATAGTAATTGTAAACCTTGAGAATACACTTGCTTGTAGGAATGGTGTCTTCAATGAGGTTGGTAAAGAACACGCCATATTTCTCCTGCTGCCCAGTTTTCCATAACAGCCCAAGTTTTTCCTTGAGCGTCAGGTTTGGCTTAGACAGCGCATCATAGCCGTTGTACTTGAGGAGCTTCCACAAGTACTCGGCATCGGCAGATGTCGCCAGATATGTCAGGATATTGTAGGGAATAGAGGGTAACGCCGATAGACTATTATACATCAGTCGCCACCTCCTAATTTGCCAGCATTGTCCAAAATCTTGTTGAGGTCGTCATCTCCAGAGTAGTCCTCAGACGAGTTATCCGCAAGCTGATTGGCAATGTCGTCGCCATCATGTTCCTCGTCAAGATACAGGTCAAGATACAGTAGGGTATCATAATCTGTACTCAAGTCGAGATTCAAGGCATTCTGATATGCCCACAGCTTGAATGGACGACCACCAAGGATATACCGCGTGTTGAGCTTGAATAACCTCAACGTATCGGCATTGCCCTGAACAATCACAGTGGCATGGTTGTTGGGCGTCATCAGATACGTAGTCACACGAGCATTCGGCGCTTGCATATCATAATCAACAACGCATGGCGCACTGAACACCTCTCCCGTAGTGGGGTCGATGATACGCAAAGCATTATTGCAACGACGAATTGCCACATCCTGTGGCAAACCCGTAAACTGGTTGTAAGCATGGACAATCCACCAGCTATTGTCGAACTTGTAATACAAGCCTCGAACGCTGGTCTTGTCAATACTTCTGAAGATGAGCTTCATAAAATCCTTGGTGTCCTTGAGGCCAGTGCTCGTGTCGGCAACAGTCGGCTTGACCCACGCCTCAATGGCCTTGTACTCAGCAGAGCCAATACCCTGCTGTTCAAGAATTTCTCCGCCATTCTCAGGAGTCTTGGCCGAGGTATTCGTCCATTCCTCATCAATGTGAGCTTGCTGGTTTGCGCGATACAGGTCGTTCGGCGTGGCGCTCATGATGGTGTCGGATGCGGATTCAAAGAAATCAAACGGCATCACGTTCACCATCCTTATCCAGCACATGAATCATGTGGAACACCGTGCGACGAACTTGGTCATGGTCAGCATCCTGTCCAAGCGCCTCTAAGCCGCGAACCATTGAAGTCATGCCATCATCAATGCTCGCGACCATAACGCTTAAGCGGCTCAGGTACGCAAGATACGCCCTACAAACAACTTCAGATTGCGTTTCAACAACCTCTTCGTACATCGGCAAGATTTTGTAGATGGAGGCAATAGTCTTATCCTTGTTCATCTCCCCACCACCTTAAAATTCATAGGCGGCAATGTCGAGCAAGAGGTAATCCTGCGTCGCTCTATCTACTTCTTCGCGCAGCTTGTCGATGATATTCTGTTTTTCCTTAAAGTTCTGTGCCTCAGAGTTGAACGTAAACGCCGAGCTAACCTTGAGCTTCAAGGCAATCTGAGCGGCATTGTTCGTCTCACGTTCCCACCATGCAATGACCCAGTAGCGTGAGAGGATATAAACCTCAAGCACAGTCAGGTCGGCATTAAACGAACGCGCAACATCGTCATAGACAAGGTCTTGACGGCATTCCGTAAACTGAGCCACGGCGTTCATCAAAAGCCCGTCGCAGAACTTTTTAAATTTTTCCTCGCTCTGGTCAAACAGCTTTCCGAGCTTATAGTCCGATACAACCGTAAGAGCGAGGTCTTCGATTTTGTCAAAGGGAGTTATATCTCATCACTCCTTCGCGGTTTCGTCTTCGTCAGGCTCGATAAGCATCAAGTCTTTACCGCAAAGTTTGCCAATCTTAATGGTCGCATTGGCGTCAACAAACTGGCCGCGCTCCTTGCGAGAACAAATCATGTCAACGATGATTTGCTTCTGAGCCGCGTTAACCATCTTATACGTCTCGATGATAGTCTTGCCATCCTTGTCCAGCAGTTCTTTCAGCGCCTTTTCGTCAAGCAGATTAGCGTAAACATCCGTGAGGTTATGCTCCTCAGCAAATTCCTTGTCGGCGATATACACCGCGCCAGAATTGATAAGGTTCGTCATATTCTCAACAATGATACTTGCCTCTTTCTCGGCAAAATCACGATGATTGAACTGGCCGTCAATGCGCCACATCACAGTGCCACGCAGAACAATAGAGCCATTAGTCAAATTAACAAAGCGAATGCGCTTATCTTTCTTAACGCTACGACTCTCGGCTTCAGGCTTTGCAGACATCATCTGAGCCATGAGCGCCATCTGAGCCTTCAGCTCTTCAAGCTGGGCTTTCAGGTCGTCATTTTCTTTCTTGATATCCTCAGCGGGCGTTTCAACTGCTTCAGCAACCTTTACGGTTTCACTCTTAGTTCTTGCCATTTTTTATAATCTCCTTTTATTCCATTCATTCAGATTTTGAAATAAGAGGGGCATGAAGCCCCTCTATATTTCAAATTAGTCGCTGATAGTATACACGCCAGCCTTGGCAGCAGACGCGAACACGAAGTCCCAACCCTTGCGATAGGTGAAGTTGGAGGTCAGGTCAGCATTGTCAAAGTGCTGGTTGGTGTTGGTCATGGCGGTGGTCATAACGCCCTTAACGAGCTTATCAACAGACGGGCTGATGACGTAAACCTTGTTGGCGGGCAGGACAAGCTTGCCATCCGCACCAACGGCGTTGGTCAGGCGCATGACAGGGAAGTCGAGCACGTTGTTGAGGATTTCAATAGAGCCGCCCTCACCATTGACGTTCATGCGGTAGCCAGTAGCGCTGTCAGGGAGAACCTTGAGCAGAGCGGCGGCAGAACCGATGATGTAGGGGCGAACACCACCATTGAGAGCCTGAACGGTCTCAGCCATTTCGACCAGAGAGGTGATGTCCATAGCGCCAGTCTTGTTAAGGTCGCCAGCAGGAATCGCAGCGATACCAGTGTTGAGGGCGCTGACGGCGTCCTTGTACATGGCAGACTCAACAGAGGTCAGGAGCAGACCCATGAAATCAGCGATGCTCTCCTTGCCAGCGAGGACACGGTAAAGGTCGCTGTAGATGGTAACGATATGCTCAACAGGAGACACGACAATGTCGGACTCGGACTTCTTCTGACGGAAAGTGGTGCGCTGACCATTAGCGGTCAGAGACACAGTGTAGAAGCTGCGAGGCATAATCTTGAACTTAACGACATCGCCGATACCAGCGGTGCGGAAGTCAGCAAAGACGCTGAACTGGGGCAGGATGACCTGAGGCAGAATAGCATTGATGGTCGCGTCGATGATGGCGAACGCAGCCCACTGAGTGGACGGATGGGCAATCCAAGCGTCAACAGCATTGTCCTTGCGGGACACGCCAGACTTGCGCTCAACCTCGGCGAACCAAGCATCCTGCATCAGAGCCTTGTTCTCAGCAGTCTGCTTCTTGTCGCAGAAATAGGACATAGCCGCTTCGTAGAAGTCGGTGTTCTCACCAGCAAAGGCGATAAGGTCTTTATTCATAAGCATAGTATATTTTCTCCTTTCTACAAATTTCTTTACGCGTTCTTCATGCAACGCAGGACAGCGGTCTTGACAACGTCAGCGCCGCACTCGATCTCGTGCAGACCCTCAACGCGGAAATACGCGCCAGCCGCAGGAGCAGAAGCGGCGGGAGTAGCAAACTTGCCGTTCGCGGCAACGCCACAATACTGGCCAACCTGAGCGGTGGTGGGCAGAGTTCCGCCAACGAACGCCATAGCGTCAACCTCGATGCAGTCGAAGCCAGCGACGATGCCCTTGATATCCATGGGCTTGCCAGCGACGTTGTAGAACTCACGAATGTCGTCGTGAATCTGCATCTCAAGGGTCTTGCCAACCTCAGGGGTGGCGACGAGCCAAACATTCACAGAGTTGGCCGCAGCAGGGGCAACCTCATACTGATAGCCAGTGATATCGCCAGCGTCGGTCTTCGCAATCTTGGTAAGGGTAACGAGAGTGCCGTTATCAAGGTCGGCGGTGGCATAAATGCCAGTCATGTTCAGGGCGTCAATATTGGTGCAGAACATCGCAGTTGTATTAACAATACCGTGTTTTGCCATAATTTTTCAATCTCCTTCTTAAAATATTTTTTTTAGTGTTGATTTCTCAGGCGAGTCCAAATATCCTCGGACTGCTTGTTCATCTTGGGTTCTTTTGGCATGGCGAACGTAAGCACACCAGCCACATCCTTCTTGACGACCTTCTTGACCTCACTAAAGCAAGCGGCTTTCACCTTATTGCTCCATGCGTCAAGATTGCCATCAGTGCAAGCCAGACCTTCATCACGGAAGGCGGCAAACTGCTCATCCGAAACAAACGGACGAACCTCAGCCATCACAGCCTCGACAGCGCACGCAGTCTCTTTAGCCATGATGACCTGCTTGAATTTGCGAAGTTCCTCAAGTTCGGCATCCTTCTCCATAATGATATGGTCGCGGTCTTCAATATCCTTAGAGAGCTGGTCAATCTTGGCCATCATCTCATCCTCAGACATCTTTTCCTCATCCTCATCATCAGGCTCTTCAGATTCCTCACCATCAGGCTTTTCCTCTTCGAGCTTTTCGTCGCAAGCCATTTCCTCGTCCTGCTTCTCAGGCTCGGCCATTTCGACGGTAGGCTCTTCGACAACCTCGGTCTGTTCAACCTCGGCCATCTCGATGTTCTTCTCTTCCATCTTTTCCTCCTTTCCGTCAAACTTGGAATCAAGCTGACCATGAATTTTCTTGTAATATCCCTCAGCGTCACTTTCACTGAATCTCACCAGCTCAATATCGCTATCAGGACAACTTGGGCGAACATTCTTGCCAAGCACCGTAATGCCCTTAATATCGAACGCCGACGCATCTTCGTCATTTTCATCAGCGAACTCAAAGCGAGCCTCAATGCTTACAGCTCTCTCATTGTCCTGCTCAGAGAAGATATCATAAAATTCAGCGGCATAACGCTTGCTGATAATACCATCCACATATGCCCGCAGATAACCATCGGCGTCCTCTTCAAAAATAACCTCTTGGTCTTGCGGCACAATTCCGACAATATATTCGCCATCCGTATGCGTAGTCGCATCGCCAAACTGCACATCAGCAACAATCCATTTACCAAGTGCAGACGGCGCAGACGCTCTCAGAACATCCTCACCGATGCCAATGCCGTGACTGTTCGGCTTTGTAGAAATGAACCCAAGACGCGCAATCGCGTACTCTTGCTCATCATAATCAGAAAATTCAATCTGCTTGATTTCTTCGACTGCAAACTTAATTTCTTTCTGCAATCTTTCTCCTCCTTTCCTTAGAAATTTGGATTATATTAAAGTTCACCAAGGAACTTCAATAACTTTTGTGTGCGTCTGAAATACAGACAGCCATCATCATCTTTGTACAACGGGATAAATCCATGCCGCGTAAGATTGATAGCTTCATCACCATCGGCGCAGTAATACGCCGACACATCATCAGGATAGCCCAAAATAATCATCTTGCTACCTCACTGGTCGTCATTCTGCTGGGCAGATTCCGACTTGTCAACAGAGTCAAGCGCGGGACGACCGCCAGTTTCGCCGCCATCCTTGCTTGTATTGGCGTTCATCAGCAGTTGCAGATTCTTTGTCCAGCCAGTATTCTTGCTCGCCACAAGACTACGCTCAAACAGCACAGGATTCATGCCCATAGCAGATGCCCACGCCGAGCTATCAAGGACGATACCCTTGTCGGCATATTTGAACATCGTATCAATACGTTGCTGACGTTCATAGCGGTACGTCGCGCCCTCAAACACAAACTGCCACTTGAACTTCTTAGTAAGCTGATTACCAAAGAACGTCATGAACTTGCCAAACTGGTCATAAAGCGGACGCATCGTCTGATACGTTTCGTTCTGGCCAGCCTCAATCTCGGCATTGCTCATGCGGTCAGAGCTATAAATGACGCGGCTGACATTGCTACCAATCGCCGCCGTAGAGCTGGATTGGTTGCTATACATATCGGGATTCTTGTCCTCATACTGGAAGAACTTGTTATCCGCAGTCGGCATAGCCACAGCCTTAACAGTCGAAGTCAAGCCAGCCTTAACCTTACCCATAAACGTGCCAAGCGTCTTGGGGTCGATAGCAAATTGGTTTTTCTGCGTGCCACTCTTAGCATTATCAAAGAGCTGGATAGCACCAGCCAAGATACCGTATGCCGACACCATATCCTTGTTCAGTTGGAGTTGCTGAACCTCATCATCCGTAATTGCGTTCTTGAGAAGTGGGGCAAGATATGGAGTGGTGTTGAAATTGCTCAAATCAAACTTGAATGCCCATGCGCCATCCGTAGGTGATGTCTGCGTCCACATGGCATAAGTACCAATACGGTCGTTGAATGGATTAGTTGGCCGATAGCTCTCGATGGGGCTTGCCTCAGTTCCAAACACGCGCTGATAGTAACGCTTGAACGCAGGGTCGTAAGCATCAATGTCGACTCCTTCTTGTAAGAAATAATTCATGTCGAAATCAAACAGCGGACCAACATCACTCATACCCGTAAGCAAGCATCTATCCTGCGGCAACATCTGAAGCGCGAACTTCATGTTTCCGCGATTGCCCCATTTGGTCTTTCTAAACCACGTATAGTAAACCTCATGGGTCAGCAGTTGCTCAACAACTTTGCGGAACTCGCCACGATAGTCAAACTTAAGCAGGAAGTCGTCGATACGGCGTTTATCCGCAAGATAAGCATCCGAGCCATAGTCAGAATCCTTGGCGTTCACGCAAACAAACTGGAGGTCAAATGCAAGCGCATTTGCATAGCTCTTGACCGTCTTGGCAAAGAGCATATCGAATACGCGCATATACTCCATATAGCTCTGAATCGTATCGGCGCTCTCGCGGTAAGTCGCCAAAGCCTTCCGCACGCTTTCAGAAGTTGCCACCCGCGCATCATTATTCAAATTCTGCAACAGACTATTGCTCATAAACGGCGACCATACGCCATATTGTTCACCATAAGCAAGACCCGCCGCAAAATCCACAATATCTTGCACTTGAGATTTAGTTAAACTCTCTTCCATCCTTCTCCTCCTTTCATAAAAGTTTACCAGACAAGCTCGATATCATCGAAGTCGTCATCGTCAGTTTGTTGTTGTCTGAGCCATTCTTGCTCAATCAACGACGCAATATAATTGCCATAAGACAAGATAACGGCTCTATCCTTAGTGCCACTTCTTGGCTCAACCAACTTGATTTTGTCGTTGCGATATTCCGGCTTTAGTTCAATACATTCTTGAATAAGCATATCAACCTCGCCATATGGCGCAACATCATTCGCAATTTCCTCTGCGCTCATCGTGAAATACGAGCCATCGTCTTCAATTTTATTCTGACGGTCTTGCATTGACACGAGGAATTTGATATTATTAAGGTCGAGCTGCTTACGCAATGTAATCCACATCTGGCTGTTGAGGTCTTGCGTGCCAATCATCGGGATGATGATACGTTGCGGGTCATTATCAACCACGCGGCTTCTTAAGTCGTCCAGCTTTGTCGTCGGCACAACTTGATATATCAACATCTCAGAAATGCCAAGGCCATGCGGATTCCAATTTGCTCCACGCTCAGGATTTTCCTTGGGCTGAGACATATAATTGTACAGTGTCTCGCCGCCGTTGCGGAGGTCAAGGATATAATAGTCCGCACCATAGTCATAAACCAGCGCTCTAATGCGGTCGGCAGCTCCAAGGCTATCGCTCGCCTCAAATTGCTCCATGTAGTCAACATGGCGTTCAAACCTTGTCTTTCGCCAATGCAACGACATGCACATGATTTGTGTATTATCGTTCTTTTGGCTCGTCGTGGTGTTCGCAAACGCAAAGTCCGAAATAATCAAACGAACCTCGTTGTCTTCGCGCTGGACATTGTGCATTTCAGCACCAAGATACAGTTGCTCAACCGTCGGCGGTCTAAAGCACTGCTCAAGAATTTGATTCTCCTTGAATGTCTTGAGCTTAAAGAACGCATCTTCAGCTTCGCCGATCATTTCATTAAGGTCTTCCATGCGGAAGTCCATCTCTGAATCCTGTTTGCCTTTGCGATAGTCTGCCCAAGTCTTCAAACGATTCTCGATTGCCATGAAAATATCGCCAGCAAATACGTTGCTCACAGTACGTTTGTCAACAAAATGGTTGGTTACGGTTTGCTTAAAAGCGCCCCAGAACCACTCAAACTTATATCGCGCAGACGTGATATAGATGCGCTGACATTGCTCAACCCAACGCGGATTTTCTGCATAGAGCGGATTATCAAGATATTTAGCCTGACGCGGATGTGGCATTTTCTCAAAGACCGCATCCAGTATGCCCTTCTTGAGCAAACGCACCTCTTCATAAATCAAAAGCGTCGCACGTTCACCACGACTTGATTCCACGCATGGCAAGACAACAATCGTCGAGCCGTTTAGTTTGTTCTCAATCCTTGTGCCATCATCGGGCTTAGTGATGACAATGTATTCATGCTCGTACATATAGAGCAAATACGGCGACAATTTCTTAATAATCTCGTCGCGTATCTTCTTATCGGCGAGTTTATTCGCCTGAGACACGGTTGACGAAGTAATAACAATTTCGCTATATGGATACAAGTTCATCTTGCAAATCGCGCCAAGACCAGCCATAAACGATTTGGATAGACCGCGCGAGCATATCGCAAAGAATACATTGGATATGCCCATGAGATAAATCATAATCATTTGGAATGGGCGTAACTTGATACCAAGCACCATGTCAACGTAGATGTGCCAATTGCGGCGATAGCTAATAAAGGGTCAGCCACTCAATGGCATTTTCTTCGCGCTCTGCGTCTTTTCTGCGTGCAGGCCCTTGCTCGGTGGTAATAAGATGGTTTGCCATAAATTTTCTGCGCAAGCCACCCATCTGACTCTTCATTCAACATCACCACCTTATTGTTCCTCACGCGGAATATCAGGATAATTTCGAGAGCAAGCAACAAGATTTTGCAAACATCTCATCAAACCATCCCAAGTTTTGCCAAACCCACTAAAATCCTTGTATTTTTCAAGGTCTTCACATTCAGCAGGCTTAGTATTTTCAATCGTGAACGCCATCCGCTCAATAAATTTTTCTGTATCGCTTTGCTTGTTGTCTTTGAAATCATCGAGCTTCAGCATCGACATAAGCGTCTTAATTTGATTGAACGTGTCCTTATCACCTTGCCCCTTGAACTGCGTAAGCTCAAGACGGCAGAGGTCACGATATCGCAACGTCATAGCTGTATCCATCTCAAGGATATCTTTAGTATAATCCTCAAAATATTCATCGAGCCGCTGACAATCATCGTCGTCGTAATCTTTGCCCCAAACTCTATCCCATTGCTTGCGCTGTGCATCCATATCTTTCTGCATCGGCTCTTCGGGCGATTGCTCAATGCCAAGGTCGACAAACTCTGAAAGCTGCATATCGCTATCAAAGATGCCACGATATTGAACGCCTCCATCCTTGAGCAACGCAAGATAAAGCCCGAACGGCTCAGGTCTGCGCCCTTTGCCATCCAGCCCATCATATTGAGCCTTGAGCAAATTGAACTTCTCACGTAAGAGCGGTACGCCCATCTCCATACAGAGACACCACAACGCGCCCCATCTTGAATCAAGAGCTTTAGACGCGGCGTAGTATTTCTTGCTCACGCATTCACGGCAATATGGCAAAAATTCACCAGAAGCAATGGGGCTTGGATAGAATTTCGCCTTGTCCTTTACTGTAGAACAGCAAGGGCAATAGCGCTGTTTTGCTCTATTTAATTCCATATCCCCTCAATCCTTTTATTCAATATGCAAAGATAGCGAGCCAGTGCGCAAC